GCATCTCCCAGCCTTTAGACTGAAAGACGCCTAAAGGCTCCCTGTGCGGCCAAATTGGCCGCTACCACTGTTTAATACAGTGGCACCATCTGCAGTTTTACTCGTAGGACTGCAGGCCTACCACCTCGAAGAAGGTGTCTCGGATCTGGGTTCGGCAACTCAGATCGCTTCGCGAGACACTTCATTAGAGCAGCGTAACCATCGAGAAAACTCTCGGGAGGGTTACTCTTCACGACATAGCCCCTAACCAACGGGACTTGTGTGTCGGCACTCAGTCGATCGACTGTGAAGTCGGTCCAAGAATGCCTGCCTAATACAGAGGATGTCGGACTAACAACCGGGTAAACGTCATTAAGACGCTTACTCAGGAGTTCGTCTAAATAAGATACCGTCTGGAACCAGCCTTGGTTCCAAAAATTGTTGCGAAGTGCAACAGTAGAAACGGTCTCATCGACATCTTGTCTAAGAGGTTTTGATAGGGTAGGGAGCAACCGCCGTACTTTGACGTAAGATACGTCATAGCCGTGCCAGTACTCCTTACCACAGCTCTCTCTGAACCTACCGGTCCAGAAAGATTTGTCGTGGTTGACCTTGAGGCCACAAGCCTCAAGAGTCCACGCTACCAATTGGGCATGTTCTGTGGCGACGATAATATCATCACCATAGACACGCACCCCCGGAGCATTACTGCTCCGGTTTGTGCCGCTGGCTGCACTATCTACAACCGATAGAGCAATAGTCGCAAAGACTAGAGACTCTATAGGGAAACAGAGTGCAGATCCCATCGACGCGAACTTATTGAGTTTGACAGTAATATCGCCATTCTCAAGGTTCACGAGGGCCATTGTCGACCTTGTAGCTTGAACAGCCTCTAAAAGAAAAGGCCATTCATGCAAAAGGGAAACAACTAGCTCGTTAGAGACAAGATCGGAAGCGTCACTCAAATCGAGTGTAGCTAAATCGCCATTAAGCGATCCTAGATAGGCAAGTTCCTGGTTAGGGACTTGACTACTATAGCCGATAAGCCTATCGGCAGACATATGTCTGCTAAGGGCTTCCTCGAATGCATGCCGAATGGCCTGTTGCATGTATTGCATGGCAACAGGTTCTACAGCAATGATTCGTGGTGTCTTTTGCGTCTTAGGAACTGAGATTACCTTAACAGGTAGCTCAGGTCCAGGATACTCTACCAGGTCATTATCTAGATCATCTAGATAGTTGAGATAACTAGAATATGCCCACCTTGAAAAAGGAAAGACATCTTCTAGTCGCTCCGACCAGGCGGACTGTAGCCACTTCGCGTTTCCGCGAAGCGGTTCAACTACAGCACCGGGGCCATGCGAGGGCATAAGGGATCCTTTCTTGATCAACCTCTCAAGGTCGTTCAAAAAAGACCCAAAATGCCTCCACAAGGAAGCACGCAGACTCGCGTCTGATAGTCCGAGCAGGGAGAGCGCTTGCGCGCGCTCTGCTGGACCGTGGCTTCCAACCCTAGAGTCATTCTCTATGTAGCGGTCCATCGCCATTGCGGTCCTTTTGGGACTACACTGGAGATGAAGTTTGCCTAAAAGTCCAGAAATCTGAACTATACAGCGAACAGCATCAGCAGCTTTTACTGATGCACTATCTACATAGAGCAGCGACCCGCTATAGGGATCAAACAGGATTGAAAAGAAGGATTCCAAGAACTTTGGAACCTTTTTCCCTTTATTTCTCCCAAAAGAGAGAAACAAATGGTTATCTACCTTACCTTCGTCAAGGGCCCTATAAAGGTCCTTAGCGATAGTAGGTAGGGTGATGGTTAAAAACTCATCACCTTCCTGATTGAACCTTTGCACGATTGTTAACCAATCGCGCTGGGTGTCAATGCCAAGCATAGTGCCGGATTCCTCCAGCACTACGTTTAGGAGATGCAGCATGCTTTTCAAGAGTGCTCCTTTCAAGAGCTATTCTTCATGAAACATGCTCACCGGGTCGCCCTAAAGCGACCTCCGCCCTCTATTTCGAGAACGGCTCCTTGGCGCAAAAGCGAGGATCATCAGTACGATGATCCCTGCCGCGGTGATACTGACCAGAAGAATGAGACTCAAAGCCTCATAACTGATCAGACTTCACCGCCAAGAAGTTTGCCAATGTTGGCGTTAGAGGAAGCCGTAAGGTTCCCAATAAGACCAAGAACGGCAAACTGCAGATCCGCTACAGTGTAGCCCTGAAGGGGCTGATCCACTGTAATACGAATCGTAGCAGACACTGGAATGTTCCTACTAGAATCAGTAGGATCAGTCGAGTACTTCTTGACTGTCAATGCGATAGTTCGACGAATACGTTTACCATAGGTAGACGCAATGTCGAGCTTTGTAGCGCCGTCGTTACTCGTAAGAGTACCGACATTCTGCCCTGCAGAAGTGCGAGGCAGAGAAATGGCGATAGCATTGATAGTGACAGACTGAGGATCGGTAAACATGTTAATCTCCTGTATAACTAGTATTTAGTTATATAAGGTGGCTATTGCCACGTTGGATAGCCACACACGGAATTGCATGTGGCCAACTGGTGTTAAGGGTGATCAACCCCACCAGAACTTTTTATCTCCCTTAGTAAGACCAAGAGCGATAAGGATGGCCCACTGTTGCTCAGAAAGAGCGCCAGGGTTTATGCCAAATCCATAAGGTGTCGCACGTACCCTTTCTTTCTTTGTACGAATGTACTGGGAACGAAGGGGTCCGGTATCGCCGCTTAAAGCGAATTTGATACCGGAGTGGTTCCAAGTGCGGACATATCGTGAAGATCTCATGAGATATCCGTACTGGACGACAAGGTTGTCGTTGGCAATGCTATTGTTAACATCAATGATGCTACCAATAGAATTAAACCAATCAGACAACCAACTCCATGGCGCAACTTGCCATAGCACCTCAATGTCAACACGTACTCCAAGGAGTTTGTTGGCGAGGCGCCCAAACTCAGCTGATCGCTCGAAGAGAGAATCTCCTCCAGCAACCAGATATGAGAAGGCACCGCGGAACCAGTAAGTTTCACTGAATTCCTCGGTTATGGTTTGTTGCCCGATGCTATCAGAATCATAGTTGTTGAAAAGATCATTTCCAACAACACCTCCTAGTGACAATGTAGTCCCCACGTTAGTGGAAGGCTTAGTTGTAACTAGACGATTCTCTGGTAGCTCAGCACGGCGCCGGATAGTTTTTCCGGAATCACGTCTGTACTGTTGCAAGATACTGTCTGCATAGACAATAGCTCTGCAAATTTTCAGTACATCTTGTACCAAAGGTGCCCAACCAAAGACAATATTCAAGTACTCCTGAGAACCTCGTTTGAGGTACTTAGAACGCACTTGGTCTCTAGTTATGACATCAAAAGGTATTCGAGGCATATCTACTAGAAGTTCTAGTAGAGCTTGCGCGACGTTCGCCGCGGATCTGGTGGGTCTTGTTTTGGAAAGGAAATCCGTTCCAACGCCAAGATCAATATCACCAAACTGGTAACGGTCCTTAAATTGAAGCCCAAGGAAATCTTGGACGTCAAGAGACATAAGGGCACCCTTAATAAAGGTGCCATTATATCCGACTCCAGTATACGATTCATGATCGGTGTTAAGTCGATCAAGTTCGGTACTGAATTCGTGACCGGTATCATGAGGCCGTAAAGTACGATCATGAGCTTCCTTAATAAGAAGCCTAGGATCAATCTCGAGAGCCCCACCGAGCGCACTCCTATAGGAGTACGTATGCTGTTCGAATGGGTATCTGAAGGTACTATTCTGTGAGGGCGAACCCCGATACCAGAATAGCTGTTGTAACCGGAATAGACCGCTAGCGTCCACCATAGGAAATGGTGAATTGCGTCGTGGTCTAATCTGATTAACATAACCTTCAACCCCAGTCATGGAATATCCTTATAGATGATCGAATTAAGATTCCCCTTTGGGTGCACTGCACTAGGGGAATCAGAGGCGGAATTTCCGCAGCATTGACGCTTGGGG